ATGGAGAAAACAATGAACTTTGAAGAATATCAAAAAAACGCAATACGAACTGCAAAAGCAGGGGATTTTGTTTTTAATCTACTTCATGCGGCAATGGGATTAGCAGGTGAATCAGGGGAGTTTGTGGATTGCGTGAAAAAATATGCAATCTATGGTCAAACATTGGACAGCAAAAACGCGATTGAAGAATTAGGCGATTTACTGTGGTTTGTGGCTTTAGCGTGCGATACGCTAGGCGTTAACATGGAATCGGTAGCAAATCAAAACGTTGCTAAATTGCAAAAGCGTTACCCAGAAAAGTACACCGACCATCACGCCGAAAAGAGACTTGACAAATGAGTAGCACGAAAGAAGCAATAGATAAGCCGCCACATTACAACAACGGCTTGATTGAATGTATTGATGCAATGGAATCAATGCTAACAAAAGACGAGTTTATTGGTTATTTGCGCGGCAACGTTTTCAAATACCAGTGGCGGTATCGAAACAAAAACGGCATTGAGGACTTGCAAAAATGCCGCTGGTATTTGAACAAATTGATTGAAGTTATGTTATAATTACCGCGTCAAAGTTTTATATCAATAGCCCTTTAATCATTCCAGCATAGTAAATAAAATTGCTATGAAACTTTGACAAGTTGGAACGATTAAAGGGCTTTTTTAATGCGAGTAATTTTAAAATTATGCTATAATATCCTTGAGTTTTTAGCTTTTCACGGTCAAGGTGCATTAAATCTAAAAATTCATTTTTACCCGTGTATTGATAGGTGCTTGACCCACTTATTAGTCGCGGGTTTTTTATTATCTGGAGTTTTTAAAATGCAAGAGTTATTAAGCGAAAACAAATGTGGTGAAACAATTATCACATCAATTCAAATCGCTAAAATTTATGGTAAGTCGCCGTCTGTTGTAAACAGAACCATTGTTAATTATGTTCGTGATGTTGTTGGTGATTTCGGTGCGTGCAAAATTGCACGCACGTCATATTTAGACGTTCAAGGAAAAGAGCGCACTATGTATGAATTAACAGAAGAAGAGGCTTTAATTATCACTGGCAGATTCACTGGTAAAATTGCAGCTCAACATCAAAGAAAAATAGCACGCGCTTTTATTGCAATGCGTGATTATATTCGCAATCATCAAAACAATGCACTTGCTGAATATCAAAAACAGCTATCGGCGCAATCGGCACAACTTGCAATCGTGAATCAACGTGAACCACGCGACGAAAAAACGCTTGCTGTAATTATGAATTGCCCAACACGTCAAGTTACAAAACACTTTGATATTTTAGTTCGCAACGGTTATTTGAATCGAAAAGAATTACCACCAGTCACACGATACACTTACGAGGCAACGCATCAAATCGGTGCGTTGTGCATTGGTAAAAAAGGCGATTCACTTTTATTTGATGACAAAGTAAAGGATTTAATCGGTTTGCTAAATCAAACCGAATCACTATTTGACTAAAAAGAAAAGCCCTCTTTCGAGGGCTTTTTATTATCTGTTTTCTAACTCAACTACCCGCGCCGTTAATTCTTGAATTGCTTTAACAAGCACGGGGATTAAATGGTCAGATGTGTAATAGAGTTTTTCAGGGTTTTGACTGTCGATAATGACAGAATTTTGACCTTCTAATTCTAAAATATCTTGCGCTTTGAATCCGTATTTAACACCGCCGTTTGTAATGTCTGAATCGCGGCTTTCTCTAAACTGATATGAAATCGGCTTTAATTGATTAACGAAATCCAGTCCGTGTGGAACGGGTGAAAAGTTTGTCTTGTCTCTAGCATCTGAAACAACAGTCCACGCAACTTGAACATAAGCATTCGTTATACCAGTTGAACCCATCGAAATGCGGTCATTTTGAGTAGTAACGCTAAAAACAGGTGATACGCTAGAGCCGCTGGTCATTGGACTTATAATTATGTTTCCTGCCCCAGTAGTATTACTAACCCCAGCCCGTGCGCCTAAAAATGTGTTGTAGTTGCCAGAGGTGACACCGTTACCAGCCATATATCCAACTGCGGTATTATATGTTCCAGTATTAGATACGCCGTTTAATACGTCATATCCCAAAACGGTATTGGTAGAATTGAAATTACTACCGTGACCAACTCTAGCCCAGCCTATAGTTTGGTCAGCCGTAAACGTATTCGCACCCAGTGTTGCATAGTCAGTAGTAGCACTAATCGTTGTTCCATCGCCTTTGAGCAACCCCGTCATGTTAGTCGTTGCGCCAGAATTTAAGCCACTTGTAGTTATTGCTAAATTACCACTTCCGAGCAACGTATTACCATTAACCGTTTTGATATTTGTAGCACTTACGAGTGTTGCTTGTTTCGTTCCAAGTTGCGTTTGAATGGCAGACGTAACGCCAGATAAATAACCTAACTCCGTACTTGTCACTGTGCTTACTACAACCTTGCCGCTTGCATTCGATGCCAATGCTCTTGAAACTGTCAAATCAGCGGTTGTAATGGTTGTCGCACCGCCCGTTATAACAGCTTGATAATCCGTACCCGCTACCGCAATCGTATGTGCGCCCGTTGTAGTTGTGTTCTTCAATAAACCAGTAGCTAAAGCGGTTGTGGGTTCTGCATAATCCGTTCTAACTGTTGCAGCACTAAATCCACCTGTTCCATTTCCTTTTACTAATGATGTACCTGTTGACGTTGCTGATAATGCACCGACGCTAATAATCCATGATGCAATCGTTCCAGTGCCAATAGCATTAGTCACATTAACCGTCATTGCACCCGTGCCGCTATCGAATGCCGTGATAGTTCCAGACATGACATTTAAGCCCGTCGTGTCGCTAATCGACACTGTTTGACCGATATAAAACAGCTTACCTATTTCTGCTAGCGTCAATGACTTTGAACCCGTACCGATTGTTAGGCTTGTCGTGCTGGTTGCGTTGGTTGCGGGTGCGTTAACGGCATTAGAACCAACGGTAATAACGTAGTTTGCGATATTCACTACGTTTGAAAACATCGGTATTAGTCGAACAACTGCACCGCCACCCGCTAGCCCTGTATCGGGATTGTTGTCGTCTGTGTAAGTATTGTCATCGCCACCGATTGACGATGGGAATGTTACTGAATTTGCCATTTATACTATTTCCTCTAATTTGATTGTTGTTGCGTAACCGTTGATGTATGGATTGTCAATCGGGTTTAATTCTGAAAAATTACACAAAAAGTTTCGCGCATAAAACGCTTTGTCATAAGTCATATTGATGTTGCCAATATATTCTGGCTTGCTGTAAGCGTAAAGCAATTCGCCGCTAATACCAACTTCGCGCTGTGCATCGTAAAATCCTAAATAAGCTTCATCTTTGTCAAGATGTTTAAAAATACACGACACGGTTCGCATTTTTGGCTTAATGTAAAAATACTTTGTGTTATCAATTGCGCGTTGTATTTCAGTTAAATCAACATAGCCTTGCTGCAAATCGCCATACTCGGGATTGTATTTTGGCTCAACAGTACGCCCTAAAAACACCCGCCCGAATTGAATATAATCGTCAGGGTTTAGCGTATCGGTTATCGTTACCCGAATCGATTTACAAACTTTGTTAGTGTCGGGATAGTAAGATGATAACGGCGTATAGCTCAACAATTGGCTTTCTTCAATTGTGCCATACCACCATTCTGGATTTTCAAACAAATAAAATCCGCTTTCAGGTGCATAAAGCCGCGTGTAAGCAAAGTAATTTACGCCGTTATCGAATTTTTTATCGGTGTAATCATCATTATAAAAGCCCTCGAATCGTATTGTGGCGTTAGTTGTTAGATTGTGATTCGCAATCGCAATGCAGCCAATTTCACGGTATTTTGGTAATACAATACCAAAAGTAACACTGATTGAATCACCTGCGGCATTTACACCTGTTACCGTTCGCGCTACTTTCTTTAATACATGGTTTTGAGCGTTGATTAGCGGCAATTCTGTTGTCCAGTTCGCACTGTTTGCTGGAACTAATGTGCTTTCATCAATGCGATTTGGATAGCTTAATGAAACGTTACTTGTCATCCTATCAACTCCAAAACATACCGCTTTCTTTTAATGTCCAGTTCATAGCTTATGACAGTCATTAACCGCCCTGCACTGTAGCCTAGTTTTTTCGTTATCACATTTACACCATCAAATAAATTTAAATTTGGTATTGATTCAACAACCGCTGTTACTGTAACTACGTCAACGCGGTTTTTTGCTAGCAGTATCAATCGCGTTGCAACGGCTATCGCGTCCGATTCATTACGCAAAACGCTATCAATGTCAATAGTTTGGCTCATTGCGTGTCGCGCAAAAACTGTTAAATCAATAATTGGAAAATTCTGAAATCCTTTCGCTAATTCTGCTTTTCTCGCAGCACTAACGGTTATCGCCAATTCAGTTTCTTGTTGCGTGGTTTCGAGCCGATTGTAAATCATACTCACAGACCACACAGGCAAGCCGTTTTTACCAATACCACACGCGCTTCTATCAATGCTTATTATTTCAGATTCTGTCAAATCAATAACGCTAGTTGTAGCGAGTGCGATTAACTTTGCATAAATCGTTGTACCGATAAAGTACCACACAGCACCGCATGACTTAATTATTCTGTTGAGTAAATCCGTTGTATTGGTTTCGCTATCAACATAAAATCCAATTTCACCGCATGAATTAAGTAGTGTTTTGCTTGTTGCATCTAGTGGAATTGTTACGCTTAATTCATTCAATATCGCTTCAAAAACATCCCCCGCTAAAACAGTCGTGTCTGTTGCATCTACTGTGATTGTACCAGTAGCAACAACGGGTAATTTAATGTAACCCGCGCAACGGTTAAACGTTCCAGTAGTTGGCGTGGATGTTTCAAATGTCGCAAAGTTTGCAAATGTATAAGTCGTTCCAAGTGTAATTGAGCCACCTTTTTCATAAACCGCGCTTACTGTGCAAGTATTGCGTGCTGAAACTTGGTAAATACTTCGCGTGGTATTAACCAAAACAGGCGTGGCGTTTTTTACTGAACCATAAACAACGGGTTTCACATTGCCCTTAATATCTGTCGCTACACCTTCAACTCCCGCTGGCAGTACATTATTACCCAAATAACGTACATTATGATGAACCCTGCTTAATACTTCTGTCATTGAGCGAACGGTTAAATTAACCCTATCGGCTTGATTTTGCATCGATTCAACTTTTCCAGTTAGGTAGTCGATTTGCGTACCGTTATCGTCAATTAATGATAATACGCAATTACCGTTATCTAATGCGTAATCCGCTAAATAATCAAGTCCACCATCGCTATTGATTAACTGTATTTCACCAATTGACGGACTGCTAAATATGTTGAATGTACCACCATCGTTTGGGCTGACCTTAACTAATGCGGGTTGTATCATGCGTGGTTCAAAATACTGATTACTTGAATCAATGTATGCGCCGTCACTGTACCTAAAAACTAAGATATTGCTGTCAATATCTAATGCTGTAACTGTTACTATCCAAACCGACATAATTACCTCCTTTTTCTCAATTATACCAAAATAATGCTACAATCAATAAACTTAACTTGGAGGTGTAAATGAACCAAAAACTAATTGAGCAGCTTAAACGACACGAAGGCTTTAAGGCAAAAGTCTATAAATGCAGCGCGGGTAAAAACACAATCGGCTATGGCTATAATTTAGATGCAAATCCGTTAAAACTAAATAAATTTGAAGTTAAAACGTATTTTGAGTATGGAATATCTGTTCTCCT